GGCACTGCCCCGCCTTCGTTGGTGGCGTTGGGCGAGACGACCATGTCGATTTGCGCCTTGTCGCCGAAATAGCCCTTGAACGTGTTCAGGTGGTTAAGCGCCCGCTGCGACAGGCTGCCCGCCTCGGCGTCCTTGCTCATGGCCCGGAACAGCACATAGTCAAGTACCGGGTTGAAGAACGTATCCGGTATCGAGAGGGTGTCGCCGGCATTGACGATGGCCGTCGGCATCTTCAGGTAGCTCACCTCCACCTGCGTGCCGGGCGCGGCGGGCGGGTAGACCCAGAACACCGTCGGCGTGGCCTCGTTGAACATGTAGTTCTTGATCGTGCCGCTCTGCGGCGCGCTAGCCCAGCCAGGGTTGTAGGCGGTCAGGTTCTCCATCTGCGTGATGCGGATAGCGTCGCCACTGGCGTTCCGGGTCACCTCGATGATGCGGATCGCGCTGGTGGGCGAGCCCTTCAGATCCTGCTTGGCGCCAGCCTGCAGACTGACCATCTCCGTGGTCGCGCCCAGATCGGGGCGGTAGCCGATGATCTCCCGCTGCGCATCGTTGATCCAGCGGATCAACTCGGCCACCGGCCAGCGCACGTTGCCCTGGTCGAACAGCAGGTCCGCCGCCCGGGTAATCACATCTTGCGCGGTAGCCATATCAGGTCACCTCGCCGTCATGGATGACCGCCGGCTCAACTGGCTCGGTCGGCTTGGCTCTGGCCCGCGCCGGGCGGGGCGGCTCGTCCACCACCGCGAACAGCGGCCGGCCCAGGGCGTCGCGCAGGCTCAGAAACCGCGCCTGGTCTTCGCCATGCCCCACCTCTGCCACCCGTCGCCCGGCGTGGTCTCCGACAAACTCGTACACGGTGCCGGTCGGTCCCTGGTGGACCATCCCGCCCAGCTTGTGCAGATACTCGATCTTCATTTCGATCTCCGAAGTCCGGGCAAAAAGAAGGCGGCGACGGGTTGCCCCGTTGCCGCCTCAAGGCCCTCCGGTAAAGGGGTTACAGGCCGCCGGCTGCCGAGCGGTAGCTGACCGACAGCGCGAGGTAGGGGTCGGTCATGGTCCAGGTGACCCCGCCATCGGTGACCGTGCCGCCGAACACCGCCGCGCCGAAGGCTTCCAGCGGCATGGCGGCCCCGGACGTGCCCGCCGTGGTCACCCGCACGCGCCGGCCATCCGGCAGGACGATGAAGTCCTTCAGCGCGTAGGCCGTGTTCGGCTGCCAGATTCCCCGGTTGGTCACGGCATCGGCCTGTGCGGTCAGGGTCAGGTCCGTACCCGGCTTGGTGGTGATCTTGATACCGATGGACCGGTCCACCGGCGCCGGCAGGATCGAAAACGCCGTGCGGGCCGTCGCCCGGGCGATGCCAGCCGCCTGGCCGGTGGTGGCGCCACTGAACAGCTGGGCGCCCACGCTGCGGTTGATGTCCTTCAGACCCACCGCGCCCGACATCAGGCCCACGTCGTAGACCAGCGCCGTCGCGCCGTCCAGGTCGTCGGCGTCGATGAGCGCATCGACGATGACGTGGTCGGCCGGCAGCACCAGCGATTCGATAATGTCGCCCGCCGCAAACGCCGCGCGCACCGGGAACAGCGACCGCATGGAGACGATGCAGGGACCGGCTTCGAGTCGTGCCGGCTTGCGGTTCAGCACCACGTCGCTCTGATACAAAGTAGGCATGTTGCCCTCCTGAATGAATGAAAGCGGAGACAGAAACGCCCCGTCACCGGGGCGTCAGGGGTTACAGGCCGGCGTTGGACGGATCGCCGATGGCCGAGTCGACCGCGATCACGCCGAAGTCCAGGCTGCCGTAGTTGTCGGTACGGAAGCTGGTCTTTTTCACGCCGAAGATCGAGCTGGTGGTGATGACCGCCTGGTTGCCGTTGTCGCGGGTCTCCTCGTGCCAGTCGAAGCGCAGGTCGTTGCCCGGCGAGCCGAACGCCACCACCGCCGCCTGGCGGCCCATGAACAGCGCCCGCGCCGCCTCTACGCTGCCGCCGGAGCCGTAGTCATTGAAGCGGACCACGGCTTTGTGTTTGTGCAGCACCACGTTGTTGTACATGCCCAGGGCCCCCTTGAAGATCGGGTTGTTCCGGCCTTCCGCGGCCGCCGCGGCCTTCTGGATGTCCAGCCACTGGCCGGTGCTGCTGTTGGTGCGCACCGCGTACTCCTGGAACGGGTGCATGACCATGACGTAGTGCTCCTCACCATCGATCATGCAGGGCTCGATGGCCGGGATGCCGGACGCGCCGCCACCCATCACGCTGGCCCGCGCCAGCGCCATGTCGATGGAGCTGAGCGTCAGCGCATCGCCACCGGCGCCATTGGTCGTTGCCGACAGCGTGCCTTTGGTCTTGCCGTTCTGGATGATCTGGTGGTACGTGTCCGGCGCCACCAGCGGGTTGTTGGCAAACCCCGGATAGTTGCTGGCGAACGTGTAGTCCGCGTTCACGCCGCGGGCGCCCGACAGGTACATGAAGAACAGCTCGTCGAACACACGCGCCCACCATTCGGACTGCCGCGCCCGCGCCACCTTGCGCAGATCGTGGATGGTGCGTTTGCGGGTCATCTTGCCGCCGGTGTTCACGCCGCCGCGCGCCTGGTCGATGTAGAGGGAATCCGTGTAGAACTTCAGATCCTCCTCGTTGCCTTCCAGTATCCGGTCGCCTTCGACCGGCTGCATGCGCAGCTGCATCACCAGGTCATAGCTGATGCTGTCTCCGGCATCGTTTTCCAGGTGTGGCAACGTCTGCACCGGCGTCTGCGCCTCGATGCCCACGCCCATGAACTTCTTGTTGAAATAGCTGGTACGGCCGACGTCGACCGCCAGAAAGGCAGAGTACTTGCGGACGGCCTTCGGGTCGCCCAAACCGACAATGGTCTTAGCCATGAGAGGTCCTCATTGTGTCCGAGGCACTCATGCGCCTGTGATAGGTGAAGCCCGCCCGCGCTCCAGCGCCGGCCCGGCCGATGAAAGTCTTCACGTCGGGGCCTTGATCCCCAGTGCAGCCTGCTGCGCCGCCGGATTGGCCAGGGGCCGCTCGATCTTCACGTTCTCGTCCGCCATGATCGACAGGCGGGCCGTGCCGCCGGACTTGGCCTCCAGCTTGATCGACGCCGGCCCCGTCATCGTCACGGTGTCGCCGATCCGCACATCCAGGGTCAAGGTCTTCAGCGCCATGGGGGTTTAGAGCTCCGCTTCCCAACGCGCCTGCTGCTCCGGCGTCATTTTTGCCACCGCCCGCTCCAGCGCCAGGCCGCTCAGCCCGTCCAGGTGCGAAAACTCGCTCTGGCCCTCCGCCTCGATGCCGGCCTGCGGCAGCTGGCTCAGGCTCTTGGGCGGCTGACCGGCCCGGGTCCGGCGCGCGGCCAGCGCCTCGTCCACCTTCGACATCCGGCTCTGCGCGGCCGGCACCTCGGGCGCCCGGCCCAGTTTGAAGCGGGCCTTGACCATCTCGTGGGCCTCTTTGAGGAACCACGCCGCGTCCTTGTCGGCATTCTCGGGATCGGCGCCCAGGTAGCGCACCGCCTTGTCCCACTCCGCCTCCAGCTTCTTGTCCTGTTCGTAGTCGACGCCCTCTTTCAGCGCCTCGCGCTTGAAGCTCTTGATCTCGCGGTTCCACCACTCCTGCTGGTAGGCCGCGTTCATGCGCTGGATAGCCTGCACCTCGGCCCGCTCGGCGTTCAGGTCCAGCAGCGCCGTATCGATCTCGCGCAGCTTGGCGCGGTGCTCGGCATAGGTCAGCTCGCTGTCGCCCGCCTCGTAGGCCGACTCCAATTCCTCCTTGGACGCGACCAGCTCCGTGATGGCCTGGGTGATGGCGCCGAGGTCGCCGGTCGGCACGCGGAAGGACGGCGCCGCCGCATCGGCCTCGCCCGCGCCGGTGCCATCCTCCTGCGGGGCATCTCCGGCATCCGCCGCGGCGTCCTGGTCGCCGCTCGCATCGCCACCGTCATCGGCGTCGTTGTTGTCGGCATCGCCGTCATCCGCCGCGCCGGGGTCGAGATCCTGGTCCAGGTCGTCGCCATCCTCTTCCAGCGCCGCCCGTTCCGCGTCGCTCAATCCCGACAGATCGTAATCACTCATTGGGGTGCCTCGTTATCAGGGGGTTCATGCGCCATTTCACGCGACTTGTCGTGTCTGGCTTCTAGTAGTTGGGTCAGGTGCGCGACCTGCTCGGTCAGCATGCGCAGCGCATCCTCGCCGCCTTCGCGCGTCATTTCGGCCTCGGTCCTGGCCTTCTCCGCCTGTGCTTTTTTCAGGTCGGCGCCGGCCTTCTTCTCTTCCAGCTCCGCCGCTGCCATCTGGCCCATGACGGCCTGTTGCTGCTGTTCCGCTTCGGCCTGCGCGGTGGCTGCCGCCTCGGCGGCGTCCTGTTCTTCGGGTGACAGCTGTCCGGTTGGCTTGGGCAGGCCCAGCAGCTGGCGAATCTCGTTGATGAATTCCTCTTTGTTCGGGATGTCGGACAGCTCCAGCACCTGCGGCAGCAGCTTCAGGCTGATCTCCGGTGGCAGCTTGCCGGCCATCTCCATCAGCTGCTCGAACATCGCCGCCCGGGTGGTGGCGTGGTAATCCTGCTCGGACACCACGAAATCCGCCTGCTCGTCGGTGATGTCGTTGATGAAGCGCACCGATCCATCCGGCTGCTCGACCGGCTGGTTGATCTGGAGCCATTCGATCTGCCCCTTGGCCCCGGTCAGCCGGATCACCCGCGGCTCGGCCATGTACTGCTCGCACAGGCTCATCAGCTTCTGCCCGTGCAGCTGCTTGGCGAACCGGAGGTTGTCGAAGATTTCCGCCGTCGTGACGCTGCCCTGCGCCTGCCGCGCCTCGATCGCCTTGCCGGACACGGCATTGGTCTTGCGGCCCAGCAACTCATCCGTCACGCCCGAGGACGACTGGATGTGCATGTGATCGCGCTCCATCAACGCGGACTGACCGTCGGCCAGCTGGGCGTCGGAGGTGATGGACAGCTCCATGCCGCGCCGCTTGACGATGATCCCGTCCGGCCGCGCGGCTTCCTCGCGCAGCTCCTCCACGTCGTTGACCGCGCCCTCCTCCATCACCACGCGGTTGGTGGACAGGAGCCACAGCGCCTTGGATGCCCGCTTGTTGTAGTCCTCCTGCGGATCGCGCAGCTGCCGCACCACGCCATAGGGCGCGTTGTCCCGCCCCCGGCGGAAGCACCAGACCGGCGTCAGCGGGAACCGGTTGTGCCGGTAGGGCGATGGCCCCGACCACAGCAGCGCCTTCTCCGTGAACACCGCCGCCCGCATCTCGAAGGTCATGGTGTCGAACAGGGACACCACGCCCTGCTCGACCGCCTGCACCATCCCCGGGTCGTCGGGGTTGAAGAACTGCCCGTGCAGGGCGTCGGTGCCCCGCATCACCTGCTTCTGCACCGGTGCCGTGTACCAGCCCTCGATCAGCCGTACCCGCCGGCGGCGGTAGTTGATGTAGGTCGTGTCGCTGATGTAGCTGCGCCGGTCGAAGGTCAGGGCCTTCAGCGGATCGCCCTGGCCAATCACCTGGCCCAGGTACCAGAACTCCTCGCCCTGCTCGTCCAGGCCGCCCGTGACCAGATTGGTGGACCGCGCCACGGCCTGCTCGATGATGTCCTTGCGCTCCGGGAACAGCGCCAGGGCAATGTCCCGGTCCACCCACTTCCAGCGGAACAGGTAGCGCGCATCGTTCAGGTCGCGTTCCTTGCTGCTGCTGTCGTACAGCACGTTGCGCCAGGACTCGCAGGCCGAGTAGATCGGCTCCTCGCTCAGGTCGCCGCGCACCCCGTCTTCCAGCCAGCCCAGGCCCGCCACGATGGCGTCCTTGAACGCGGCGCTGATCGCCCAGGGCTCGTTGTTCACGTCGCTGAGGTACTTCATCAGCGCCGTTTTCACCTCGGCCAGCTCCCCGCCTCCCGCGTGGCGCGGCAGGATTTTCCAGTCCAGGGGCGTCCGCTTCTGCGTGCCGCTGATCCAGTCCACCACCGGCTTGACCAGGTTGAACACCAGCGGCCACTGGCCCCGCTCGCGCAGCGTTTCCACGTCCTCCGGGTCCCATTGCAGGCCGTCGTAGAAGTCCTGGTCCAGCGCCATCTGGTAGCGGTTCACGCTCTGCTTGGTGCGCTCGGCCGTGTACCAGTTCATCAGGTCGCGGTGAATCTCCTGATTCGCCGCCGAGTCCAGCGGATGCGCAGCCGGTTCCTCTGCGTCCGCGTCGAAGGGCGCCGGCAGCCCGAACGGATCGGGCCGGGCAAAGCCGGTGACGTTCTCGATACCCATCTCAGCGCCCCCGCAGCCGGTCAGACAGCCACGCGATGCCGGCGGCCAGCGCCCACAGCGCCAGACCCAGGACCAGTACGGGATACAGCAGCGCCAGGGCCAGCCGCATCATGCCGCCACCTCGGTTTCCAGCACCGTCTGCCCGCCCAGCGTGATTTCCAGTTCAGCCCTCGGACCCGCCGCTGCCACCTCGCGCTGGTAGCTGCCCGGTGGCTCGCCCGGCAGCTTCACCAGATCGTCGGTGTACTCGACGATCAGGTCGGCCACGTCCCGCGCCGCGAACTTGTCCCCGGGCGTGCAGCCGATGCCCTCGGCGATGCGCATGCCCATGTAGACCAGCCCCGCCACCCCGTAGCCGGACGCCTGCATGAAACGGTGAATCTCGCTCAGCCGCACCGCCACCAGCGCCCGCCGGTCGCCGTGCTTGCGGTGAAAGATCATGGCCGGCTCGGTGCCGTCCCCGTCCGCCCGGTTGGCCCAGTTCAGGAATACCTCCACCGAGCCCTGCGCAAAGCGCTTCGGCGAGATGTCCAGGTTCAATCGATAACGCATGCGGCCTCTGGCATAAAAAAACCCGCCGAAGCGGGTCAGGTCACCTTGTAACTGCGGGGCCGCGAGCGTTTCACCGCCTCGTAGCCCTGATTGCTCATGTGGGGGGCCGACAGGCATAGATAGCGCCAGGCGTCCGCCCCGTGCGAGGCCGCGTCATGCAGCGGCCGGCGTGGATCGCTGCCATTCGCCGGGATGGCCCAGCGGTAGCGCTTCAGCGCGTCCACCAGCCTGGCGCAGCGGGTCTCGTCCAGGTAGACCCTGGGGAACGTCTCCCGCGCCAGCTTGATGCCGGCCTCCACCGTCTGCTGCGGCACCCGGGCCGGCCGGCGGCCCAGCGCCTGCAACATGTCCGCCACGCTCTGGCCGGTCTGCATCGTCGTGCGCCAGCCATCGTGCGGGATGAAATCGTCGCCCCAGCGGTAAGGCTTCTCGGCCAGCGCCCGCGCGTAGTCTGACAACGCCCGGTTGTTGTCCTCCAGGTAATCGATGACCCGGATCTCCGAACCCAGCACCTGCGCCATGATGATCGCCGTGGCATCCGCATGCCCCAGGTCCCACACTGTGTGCACCGGCAGCAGCGGATCATGCGGGACCGGCCGGATGCGCCCGTCGCGTTCCAGCGCCTGCACCTCCTGGAACCAGATCGCGCCTTCGACCGCCGGCAGATGCTGGCCTTCCCACACATGCGCGTAGGTGTCCGGATCGCGCGCCTGATGGTGCAGCCGCTCCTGCTCCAGCTCAGCCGGAAACCACGGGTTATCCGTGTAGTTCATCTGCACCACGTTGCAGCCGGGGGGCGGATTCTTCAGAAACCGCTGGCTGGTCGGGTCCGACTCCAGCTGCGGGTTCATCGTGAGCACGAACCGCGATCCCGGCTTGCGGATCGTCGGGATCAGCAGCTGCCAGGACCGCTCGGTGATGGTCTGCGCCTCCTCCACCCAGCAGATGTCCACGCCCTCCAGCGACTTGATCGAGTCAATGGTCTGCGTGCTCAGTCCCGAGTAGAGGAACAGCGAGCCATTCGCCCCGACGATCTGGGTTTCCATCACCCGGTAACAGTCACCGAGGCGCAGCTCATCGATGATGTCGGCCAGCAGCCGATGCACCGAATCCCGGATCGAGCGCTGAATCTCGCGGCAGCACAGCACCCGCATCGGCCGCTCGGCCGCCATGATCAGCAGCGCCCGCGCCGTCGATTGCGATTTCCCCGAGCCGCGCCCCCCATGCAGAATGGTGTAGCGGTGCGGTTCAAACAGCGCTCGGGCTTTCCTCGGAAACCGCGCCTGGTTCGTCGGCGTCATGGAACGTCACATCGATCATCCGCATCGCATCGGCGAACATGTCGCCCTGCGCATCGTCCAGCCGGATCTTCGAGCGGGCGGCCGGGGTGCAGCCCATGCCGGACATCAGATCGCGCACCCGGTCATAGGCCCACTTGATGTCCAGCTTCAGCGCCGCCTTGCGCTTTTCCAGACCGGCCAGCTCGGCGGCCAGATCCTCATCCACCAGCGATGTCCCGTTGCCCAGGTCCGTCCCGCCCTGGAGCGCCTGTATCCGCGCCTCGATCGCCTGCGCCTGAAGCCGGGCCTCGCGCATCTCGCCGATGCTCTCCGCCAGCTCCAGCAGCGCGAACAGGTCCGCCTCCGTCGCCAGCCGCGCCTCGCGCAGGGGCTCGTAGAGGTAGGGCCACAGCCGCTTGGCCTCCGCGCTGATCAGGAACTCCCGCGCGGCCGCCATCGCCTTGCGCTTGTCCAGCAGCATGGGCTTCGGCTCGGCCGGATTGACCGCCCGCTTACCTCGCTTCAGCGGCGTGGGTTTCGGCGTCCTGCCGGCCATGGCTCATCGTTCGAGTCGCGAAAGCTCCAGCTCGATCTCCCGCAGGGACCGCTGAATCTCTTTCATGTCGCTGGTATGGGCATCCAGGTGCTTGGCCATGCCGGTTTCGACCTGGGCGATGCGGTAGTCGTGCTGCTGGATCATGCTCCACACCACCGCCACACTACCCACGGCGGTCAGCATCAGCTTGATCCAGTCACTCATCGTCCAGCTCCTCAGCCATCTCACAAGTGAGTCGAGCCATGACTCCGTAGGATGTCTGGTGATGCTCGACATACCGAAATTCCTCATCGAATACCCTCGGCGTGAACCGGCACGCACACCCCATCAGCGAAACAGCGACCGGCACTGCACATAACCGCGCAACACCTGCTCGCCACCTGCGTTCGCCGTCACCCGGTCGCCGCGGATGTCCAGCACCACATCCTCGGGCACGGGCCACAGGGTCAGCCGCGGGCAGTCCGCCGGCGTCGCCAGACGGCCCACCGCCGCCACCATCGGATCCAGCTGCGGCGCCGTCACCTCGTGCCGCACGCAACCCGGCACCCCCACGATCGCCGCCGTGACCAGCACGCATGCCAGCGCCCCCAGCACATAGCCAATGTCGGGGTCCAGCCGCATCACGAGGCCTTCAGGTGCTTCCACGCCAGCTGCGCGACACGCTGGGCCTTGTCCGTGCCGTTGACGCAGCGCCGCGCACCGACGAAATCCGTCTTCCCCGGCCGCACGTAATCGGCCAGTCGCTTGCCGGTGAACGACCCGTGCCGGAGCCCGTGCACCAGGATGAAGTTGGCCACTGGCGGCTCCAGGGCCAGGTCGGGATTGCCCACCAGGTCGAACCCCAGAATCTCCCCGTACTTGGCATAGTTGTCGCGCCAGGTCAGCTGTGCATAGCCCCGGCCGTAGTACGGCCAGTAGCGCAGCTTGCGCAGGTAGCCCAGCGGATTGCGCAGGAAAAACGCCTCGCGTACCGGCTTGAAGGTCCCGCCTGTCTCGTGCTCCGCCGTCGCCAGCACATAAGCCATCTGTGTCGCCAGCGCCAGCCCCTGGCGCTCGCACTCCGCGCAGATCGCCTCCATCGTGCCCTCGGGCGTCGAGTAGTCCCGATCCCGGGTCAGGGACTGATACAGCGCCGGGTCCTGGAATCTCATTTCCGTCCCTCCCGCAGCACATACTTCAGCGGTGGTCGGCGTTCATCGTTCTCCAGCACGGCGCGCTTGATCTCCTGGCCCTCTTCCGCCGACAGCCCCGAGCCGCGCGTAAAAATCGCCACCACTCCGATCACCACCAGCCCGATGCCCAGCAGCACCGTCCGCTCGATCCCCGAATCCATGGTCGTGATCGCGCCGAGCGCAATCATCAACACACCCTGCCAGGTCTGGCCCTGGTTCGTGCTGAACCCCATCATTTCTGGTACAGCCCCAGCTTGACCCAGGCCATCTGGATGCCGGTGTCGATCACGCCTCGCGAAATGTCCGTGATCCCGTCGTGGCGCAGCTCCTCGGTGATCTCCCGCACCGCGGCCAGCTGTTTTTCCAGCCCGCTCATGCCCGTCGTCTCCATCGCCGCCACCCAGCGCTCCGCGACCGGCAACACCGCCTCCAGCGTGCCTTTCACCTGGCGATCGAGCATCGGCACCACGAACCGCATCAACACCTCGCCGAAGACCGGCAGCAATAGCTTCCATAACCACGACCAGCGCATGTCATCACCCAGAAAAAAGCCCGCGCGAGGCGGGCTGTGAGGAGGGGAAACCAGAAACCATCAGGCACAAAAAAACCCCGGCAGGTCGCCCTGCGCGAGGTCTCGTCTCGACCGCATGTCCCGCCTGGCGTCAGGACTCCCAGTCTGGAAATATTATGGCCACAAATGCGGATTTCCTGTCAACACCCCCCCCTTGAATTTCGCGGGCTCTCCACCACCGACTCCGCGTTTACCAGGTCGGCTCACCCGCTCTACTGATCCCCGCCCCCGTACAACTCCCGCCCCAGCTTGCGCCGCAGGTCCGCCTCCCAGCCCGTCCCCACCGCCAGCAGCCAGGCATGCCGGACTTTCCACTGCCGGCGCCAATCCGCTTCGTCCACCCCGATCCAGCGTGCCGACGCCCGCCCGCTCAGCAGCGGCCGGGGCAGCAGCAGATCGTCCCGCACCAGCCGCGCCAGCTTGCCGAGCCGCTCCGAGCCCCGCGGCACCGACCAGCCCTCCGCCCGTGCCCGATCGGCCGCCCGCACATGCAGACAGGCGTACAGCATCCGCGCCGCCTGTTCATCACCGGCCAGCTTGGCATAGGCCAGCGCCACCACCGGCCGCGGCAGCCCTGCCAGCATGCCCGCCAGCTCCGCCGGCGACAGGGCCTCGCCGCCGCGTGACCGCGCCTCGAACCCGCACGCCTGCACCGACAGCTTGTGACTCAGCGTCTCCAGCACACACATCCCGCGTCCCCCTCCTGATAGCTCTCAGACGATCCGCCGCCCCTGCACGACCAGCCGCACCACCCGCACCTGATCGCGCCCGAAAACCTCCCGGAACGCTGTCAGCAGCGACGCCGTCTCCGGCACCTCCCGCTGCACGAACGCCCAGTCCTCCGCCCGCCGGGCCCGCGTGCGGGCCGCCGCCGCCTCCCGCGCCGCCTGCGTCGCCCCCACCGTCCGGCCCAGCTGCGCCAGGCGCTCCTGCAAGTCGTCACGCATCGCGAAACTCCAGACGGCGTGCCGTCTCGACCGAGTACCCCGCCGCCACCAGCACCGCGCGGAACGTGTGCAACCAGTGCTCGGGCGATCCATCCCCCCGCGCCAGCACTTCCGCCGCATGCTTCCCCGTCGCGTGCGGGTAGTGCGCCTCGTACAGCACCCGGATGCAATGCGCGTTGTCTGCCCCGTCGTTCATGCGCCCTCCTCACGCAGCCGTTGCCAGCGCTCCCGGTGCTCCGCGCTGTTGTGGATGACCCGCAGCACCGCGAAGGACTGGCACCGGCCGGCGCCGCGCACAGCCTCCCCCAACGCCCGGGCCTTCGTCAGCCCTGCCGCCGTGGTCAGCACGTCCAGCCGCCCGCCCAGCCGGTCGAACAGCACCACTTGGTACACCCCCTCCGAGTATTTGCTCATCGTCCCCGGCCCTCCCGCAGCCAGCGCCGCATCAGCCACCGAAACCCCGCGACCAGCGCCGCCGTCAGCAGCGCCAGCTGTACCCATTCCCCGATCATCGTCATGCAGCCCTCCGTTGTGCCCGCCGCCGGGCCGGTTTCCTCTCAGGTGTCGGCGCGGCCGTTTGAGTAACGCCCATCTGCGACAGCCGCTGTCCCCAGGCGCGGCAGTGCGGGCACGGCCCGCCTGACACGCGCCAATCGTTTCTCTCGACCTGTACCAGATGGCAGACGCAGGCCGACTCCTCGCGCGGCAAACCGGCACGCAGAGGGGCCGGCGGCGGCAGTTCGGCCAGGCGCTCGAAATCGCCAGCGCGGGTCGCGTGGATACGGTCCCAGTCCAGCTGCTCGAGGAGCGCCTGGTCCGCCTCGCTGAGCGTTCGTGCGGGCACCTCGACCGGCTTCAGAACGCCCTCGCGCAGGGCGGATAGCGACGCCTCTGCGACGTGCTGCCGCTCGCCCCAGGAACTCTTCGGGGCCGGTAGCGGCTGGTACAGCGCGTGCGCCGGAGACGCATGCGGGCGGCACAGCTCCCGGAACTGCAACAGCGTCGGAGGCCAGCCGCCCTCGTCGCGCCAGGTCTTCAGATTCCCCAGCCCGGTTTTGAGATCGTCCACGGTCATGTCGGCCAGCCCATCAACCCAGGCCCGGTTCGGCTCGGTCCCGTAGCTGCTGGTCCACTTGTGGCCGAAGGTTTCGGCCATCCGCAGCCACAGCCGCTCAAAATGCGACACGCTCAAATCTCCCCTCGAGAACGCCGCCCGGTTCATCTCCTCCACCGTCCTCGTTGCGTTCCCGCCGGCGGCGCTCGATGGCTTGCCGGACTCTGCCGGGAGCGCTGTTGTCAACGTCTTGAATCTGTCCATAATGGCCTCGCTTTGGCTCTTGGGTTGAAGCACAAGCCCCCGGGTTTAGGTTGGTAGCCACCGGGGGCTTTTTCATGAGATCGGGCCGCCGGTCGAAGGTCGCGAACCCATGCCCCACGCAGCGGCGGAGCACTCGCGCCAGGTCGTAGCCCTCGGCATCCATCGACGCCAGCTCCTGCCACAGCGCCAGCTGCTGACCCAGCGACATCTCCCGGCCCGTCAGTCGCTGGCGCTCCTCCGCGTAGGCCGCCCAGGCATCGGCCGGGATGCAAGCCGGCATGCACGCCCGCCCGGTGGGCCTCTCGCGCGCGCGCCTGCGCGTATGGTGGGTGGTATTTACCGGACTTCCGGAGGTGGGTGGCTCATCCGCCACGTCGGTGGGTGGCTCATCGGGTGGTTCATGGGTGGGGGCAACCCCCTCGAAACCCGCGCCATTACTGGGGTTCCCTGTGTGGCTCCGCGTCGGGGCGGCGGGGTGGCTGCTTGGGGTGGCTCCTGTGGGTCTCCTGTTTTTGGACGGATTACCCCTATCCGCAGCCAGACACGCGAAAAAAAGACAGCGCTCCTCGGCGTTTTTCAGCCATTTGATCAGATTGGCCCGCTCCAGCTCGGCCAGCAGACTGCGGATGTTGTCCTTGGTGAAGGTCTCCGGTCGCCGCCGGCTGCCCGGCACCGGCATGTACTCCAGGAGCTCCCGCAGCGACTGATACGACACCCGCCGCTTGTAGCCCACCAGGCCAGTCTCGAAGTCCATGTGGGGCCGGATGCCGAGGATGTACAGCAACTTCGCGGCATGGCTGATCCGCGACGCGTTGTCGCCGGCCAGGATCGCCAGCTCATCATCGTCCAGGCGCATGCTCATGCCCACGGTCTCCCCTTCAGGTGCCGGGTCGTGGCGGCGCGGCGCTGGGCGCGGCGTTCGCGGGCGATCAGCACTTGCATCGCCCAGTACAGCGGCCGCGCGTAACCGCGGCGCTCGGCGAGCGCCACCAGCGCGGCCAGATCGCGGCACTGCCCCTGTTCCTCATCGCGCGGCATGGCTCATGACGCCCAGTACCGCCCGCTGCGCCGGAACACCGGCCCGCCGACCTCCGGTCCGCGCTGATAGCGCCGCAGGCCCGGCCGGGCCAGCAGTTCCGTCACCGCGTTGCGCTCCG